CGCACCGAGCTCCGGGCCGGTACCGTCTGCGCCGCAGCGCACCTCGGTTTCGATGCGCGCGCGACGCTTTGGCGGATTGCCGGCTATCCATCTGGCGTGTAGGGTCAGGTACAGCGTGCTCGTGCCGTCCTCCTCATAGGTCAGCCATTCGAGGAGGGCTGACTCCTGGCCCTCATCCAGCCCCTTGAGGGTTGCCGAAATCGCCAGTTCGGTGGCGCGCGAGACACCGGAAACATGGAAGTCCTGTTCTTGCAGTCGGGTCGCTTCGAAGCTCGTGGTCCAGAGCACATGGCGGATGGCGTCAACAATGGCGCTCTTCCCAGCGTCGTTTTCGCCCACCAGGATGTTGAGTGTGGGTCTGAGTGTCCAGTCGAGTTTCGGCGCAGTCTTGCCGTCACCGAAGATGCGAAAATTGACGGCTTTGATTGAGTGCAGGTGCACAGCTTGCCCCTTTAGTGTGCGGATGCGCCGAGGATAGCGTGGCTGTTGGAGCGTGCGTCAACTGTGTCCCAACCTCTGCCTGATCTTCTAGAGATCCTCCAAAAGACGCGCAGCAGGATTATGCGCGGCGCTACCGGTTTGGAAGTAGCCCACGACACTCGACACCGCCCTGTGCTCGGTCATCTGCATGATTGCCGGCAGCGGCACGCCCTGGCGGCTGGCTTCGGTCACGAACCCTGACCGCAGGCTGTGGCCACCGAAGTCGCCTTCCAACCCTGCCAACCGAGCGCGACGCTGGACGATTTCTGCGACCGCGGCCGGGGAGAGGGCAGGGCCGACGCGTGTCTTCCACAGCCGTCGAAAAATTGCCCCATCAGTAATCCTTCCCGCCTCCACCCACTCCTCGAGCGCCAACGCGGCGCGGTCGAGGACTGGCTTGTCTGGCGTTGAGGAGGCGGTAACGCCAGCCTGCTGCGTCTTGCTGTGCTCCAGGCGATAGATGTAGCCCTTGTCTCCGATACGGCGCAGGTCGCGCATATCGGCGGCAGCGACCTCGCTGCGCCGGCGGCCGCCGCTGGAGAAAGCAAAGCAGAGCAGGGCGCGGTCCCGGATACCTTCAAGGGTGTCGTCGCAGGTCGCCAGCATGGCCTCCAGCTCGTGCAAAGTGATCGCGGTCTTCTTGCGGGGACGCTCGCCGCGCTTGACCGCGGCCCGGCCGGCGCGGGAGAGAACAGTGCGCACGGCAGGCTGTTCGCACGGATTGGGAAGGTGTTTGAGGCGGTGCGCCGTCGAAAGGACAGCAACGCGGTGGCGTACGGTGGACAGAGTCCAGGCGCCGGGCTTGGCCTTCAGTCCGGAGGCGACCAGGACCTGGTCCACAACCGGCGGCAGCTCCCAGGTCAGTTCGCCCTCGGCTGATCGCCGAACCACATGATCGACCACGAACTGCAGAACCGTGGCTTCAGGAACCGGCAGCACCATTTCAATGCCGTAGCGCGCTGCATGCCAGCCGGCCCAGTAGCGCAGGGCACTGGTGTAGCTGCGAGTAGTGTTCTCGGCCGCCGCTTCGGCCAGCAGCTCGCGCACTACGGCCGCCGCTTGTTGGGCCAGCTGTTCGGGCAGAACGAGGCTGAATGCGGTTTGCGCGGAGATCGGAAGTGTGGAATTATCACTCATAGTATGTAATTTATACTATGACTTGTACACTATACCCACGATAACTATCAATTATCGCAGGTACGTTAACTGCAGGGCGGGGCGCCAATCCGGGAGAAACGTCAGTGGCCAGAGGCATCACAGAAGAAGACGTTCACAACGCTGCCGACACGCTCGTGGCGCTTGGCGAGCGCCCGACCGTCGAACGCATCCGTGCTCATCTTGGCACTGGCTCGCCGAACACTGTCGTGCGTTGGCTTGAGACTTGGTGGCTGGGCTTAGGCAAGCGTCTCGCGACCGATCGCCAGATCCGCATTACCACCGCCAACGTGCCGGAGGCCGTCGCCGCTCTTGCAGGGCAGTGGTGGACGCTAGCACTGGACTACGCGCGGGGTCATGCCGATGAGGCCGTGGCCAGTGAGCGCGCCGCGTTGCTGGATGCCCGGGATGTTCTGGAGCGTGATCGCCAATGTATGCAGGGCGAGCTTGCAGGGCTACGCGGTGAGGTCGAAACCGCCCGTCAGGCAGAACGGCTCGCTGCTGTCCGCACGTCCGAGCTCGAACGCCTCGTCGAGCAACTCCAGCGTCAGATCGATGAGCTAGCCCAGCAGCGTGATGCGTCGACAGTACGGATGGTCGATGCAGAGGATGCACGTGGGAACCTGCAGATCCAGCTCCAGCAACTGCAGGATGCGTGGCGTACCGAGCGCGATGCCTTGACCCAACACGTGCGCGCCATAGAAGACCGGGCGCATGCGGAAGTGGATCGGGCACGCCAGGAGACCAAGGAGGCTCAACAGCAACTGACGAGCCTCCGAAAAGAAGCTGCAATTGCCGAACGCTTGCTTGACGAGGGGCTTGAGCGTGCGCAGGCCACTGTCTCTCAACTCCGCCAGGAACTCACCGTCCAGCAAGCACGTGCCGACGCACTGGAGGCACAGCTGGCCAAATTGAACGATCTCCCAGCGGCACTCGAAGCGGCTTGGCACCAACATGTTGGACACAGTCAGCCCAAGCCTCCTAAACCCGCACGCTCTAGGCGTAGTCGCGGCAAAGTGGCTGCGACCTGACTTTAAGCAAGCGGCTCTGCGTAGCGATACTGGCGCGAAGGGCACCCAGGCGTTAACTTTGGATCGTGTCCATGGTGAAAGAAAAAAACCTTTAAAATCAAACAGCGGCACGATCCAAGCAAAAAGGACACGAACTAAAGAAACCGACAACTTTGATCCTGAACAGGGATGGCTGCGCAACACGGACAAAAGTAGCAGCTTTTCGCATAATGTATATTATGTTAAATGCATTGCGGTACTACGCTGGGCTGCTGCGGCTCTTGTTGGCATCACTCTTGCGTCCAGGCAAGCTCCCCCGAGGTCAAGGAAGGATCGATGCATGTGTGAGTATCTGAGCGGACGTTTCACCGGCTGGCGTGTCGCGGGCAACTACCTGGTCAGCCCAGACGGCGACAGGATGACACCCGAACGCCTGAAAGGTCTGGCATGGCGTGACCACATGGAACTACTACGTGCCGGCTACGCCTCGCGGCGCAAGGCCGAGGCCGGACGAAAAAGAGCCGGTCAGCAGTCAATGGTCAAGGTCGTCGTCGTAGAACTGGCCAGCTGGCGGGATCGCCACTTCGGATCGATGGCAGGATAAAGCGCATCCGTAGGGGCATTGCCCCTACACCCCAATCACCGGCCTATGGAAATAGCAGGCAACTGAACCGAAGGGCGGCACCGAAGATAGTTGCGCTCACGGTCAAGTGCCTGTTCCCAGCCGTTGCCGACCCTGCGGATCACGCGACCCTCAGAGCATGAAACTCCGGATGCCTTGGCCTCAGAAGTACCCAAGGGAGGGACCTCGATAACATTGCGAGACGGGCGTGGCCGGCCCCAGGCATGCGCTAGGTCATGCTGCATCGAGAAATCAACCTCGCGGCAATACTCAACCATCCAGGGTTGCCACGGCTGGGTCAACTTATTGCAATCGAGCTTAGGCACAGCAGTGACATTTAGCGGAGGGTGAACACGGGCAGATCCACGACCAGCTGCAGAATGCGTCTGCGCATCAGCAAAAAGTGGAGGGATGAACAGAACAAAAACAATATATGAACTATATTTAAATGGCACGATTTTTGCACTATTGCAATGAAATCCGTTTATTGCTAGGCGACCACCAGGGTGGATCGAAGAGTCAGGATAGCAGAATCACATATCCAGCGTGGTCGGCGGCGTGTACGTGCTGCCGGCCTTGGATGGCGACTCGGGGAAGGTGCCGAGCACCCGAGGATGCTTGGAAATGACAGACCCGGGGACGGCCGCAGAGGAGGCCGGACGGGGCGCGGAGGCCTCATGGCTACCCTGCCCGCTCTCCTGGGTGGCAACAGCCTCCTGCACGCGCTGGCTTGGCGCCTTGAAAGGGTTGTATGGCTCACCGTTGCGGGCAATGTCGCGGCAGACGTCATCGCGGATCGCAGGCACCCGAGTGTTCTGCTCGGTGACACAGCGGCAGCTGTTGACCGTGCTCATGCAGTAAACATGCGGGTCAGAGACAACAGGACGATTGAGAAAGGCCGGCGCGGACCAAGGCACATCAGAAACCAAAGGGGTGATGCTGGCCACGTAGGACTCGCCGCTGTCCACCTTCAACGCCCCACCAGGTGCGAGCGCCGAAGAGCCGGCCTGGGACGGCCCCGAGGGGGCCGTCTTATCGGCCGGCTCATCCTTCTTCGCAAACATGGTGTCGCGGTAAACGGCGTACCACGCGCCAGCGCCAAGTAGCATGGCAACAGGCAGAATCATGAGTGCGCGCTTCACCAACGCCGGCATCTGATATTTAATCGTGTGCGTCTGAGCAGAGTCATAGCACTTGAAATAATTGGCGTTGAATTTATACACCTGATAATCGTAATTGCGTTTGATGGTGGCGGTTTTCTGCCGCACTACGTCCATCACCTGATTCTCTCGGAACAAAAAACTTTCCTGCCGACCGTCGCGCCGCAGCAGGTGTTCATGGTAGCCAATCAAGCCACGTAGATAGGTGTCCAAATAGTTGGGCTGCTGCGTGCCAAGGACGATGCGGATGCCATCGTGTCGAATTTTATTCATCCGCACGCACTCAGGCGGCTCACCGCCGCGACGCTCAGGGAAAAACGCCTGCGCCTCATCCACAAAAAGGATGGCGCCCACAGGAAGCTCACGCCACCGTTTCGCATCGTCCCACAGCGTGACGCCAGGGATACGCAGGCCATCAATATTGCAAGCGTAGACATGCTCGCCCTTCTCCACAAGCTTGCTGATCGCCTCAGCCATGCGCAAGCTTTTGCCAGAGCCAGGCAAGCCGGTAAGCAGCGAAATGGATGCGGTATCACCAATCATGATGCTTGATTCCTACGTTGGATAAAAATGCGCTCTGCGCCGCGAATCCCATACGCACTCAGAATGATAGAAATACCCGCGTCGATACCGAACGCATGGACCCAATTAGCAATACCGACAGGGACAGCGGACCAAGCATTCTGCGCGTAATCAATGATTGGATTATAGATAAATTTCTGCGCAGCGAACCCAAGACCAACCGCAGACAGCAATCGGCCAAGCCAAATAGCCGCCTTGAGTTTTATTAACTTGTGGATCGCATCGGCCGCATTCGCAAAGAAATTATCTGCAAAGTTTCTAGCCCAATCGAACATTAGATATTCCTCCCCACAACAAACATGGCAATGACTGTACACATGGCAATAATCACCATGCGGACAGCTGCAATTGCATCGTAGAACCCCTGCGGAACAGTCCAGTGCGAACCCTCTATCTCAACGTCCGGGAGAAGACTTCCACCACCGCCGACCTGAACGAGATCCTGACGCAACGTCAGCCCTGAACCGGCAGACTCTCCACCCCAGATACCAGAGACAACGCCGGCATCATCGGCGTTGGAAATGCCCGCGGCACGGGTAGCCATACCCTCGCCTAGCGCCTGCGCAGCACACCGTTGCTTCCACTGCTGCAGCACGCTGGCATAGTCCGCAGATTTGCAGCTGTCACCAGCACACACAGGCACGTCACCCTCTGCACAACCGTCACCCTTAGTGATTTCGCTACGCAAGGTGTTGCATTGAGTTTTCCAAGTGAATTTAAGTTGCAAACACTTGAGAGTGTCACCAACGCACACAGGAGGCACCGTACAGTTACCACTATCGCTAGCGCTATCTCCGTCGTCATCATCGTCACCATCCTTCGTACCTTTGCCAGGTGCACCATTGCCAGAAGTGTTGCCGGTGCCGGTAGAAGTGTTATCACCAGTCGAATTCTTCGCAGTACCAGCGGCCACGCTGGAATAATTAGTGACGTTGTACGTCGTACAAGTGTTGCTGACGCACGAAGTCTGCTGATGCCCCTCTTTACGCTGCCATTCTTGATCCTGAATGGTAGTGCTTGGCGGGGTAACTGAATCACCTTTTGTAGACTTAACTTGAGCCTCAGCACCATCCGATTTTTTGCCCGTTTCCTGAGGCGTCCAACAGAACGTTTTACCGCTCGATGCAGTAGCACAATAATCGCCATTGGTCTTTATACATGCAGTTTGCCCCGAATCCAATGCAGTGCACTCCGGACCCTTCGCCTTATTAGCCTCATCCTTGTCAGCTTTAATTTGAGAGATATCAGTAGATGCCTTCGTGGGTGGGCATATCTGGCCGCTATAAGTGCGATCCCTCATGCCGTAAATATTAACGCCGCCCGTTTGAGTGCTAAATGCAGTTCCTTGAACCTGACAACCACCAACGCAGGTGGCAACCCCCGAGGAAGAATAAGATTGAGCAGCATCAGCAAGTTTTGTGGAATTTCTAGCGGCGCAAGTTTGTGCCGGTTCAAATGAATAATCATATGCACCACCTTGGGGTGCACCATAATTACCCGAAAAGGCAGCGCAGCCACTACCACCATTATTAATAACGCAAATATATGTGTAATTTCCAGCTGTGCCGGGATCAATCACACACGCCTTAACTACAGCCCAAAAAGAATCGCCACGAGCAGTGTTTTCCGCCTTAACCTTAGCCTGCGCCGCAGACAAATGCGCCTGACAAACAGAATACGCAATGCCTTGGTCGCCATATGATGCCGCACTAGCAGGCGCACACGTCTGCACCAGCACAGCGAGAACACCGGCCACAACGAGATAGGCAACACGGCGAACAACCGACATAGCGAAGTAACGTGCGAGCCAGCGCATCACTGCCAACCGCTAGCGCACACATGCGCGGCGTGGATCAGGAAAAGCAGCACGATTAAGCCTTCCATCGTCGTCACCTCTCAAATAAAAAAGGGGAGGGTCACCCCTCCCCCGCTGTGGGAACCGCTGCCGATCACTTGCCGCCGATCAGGCCCAACGCACGCAGGGTCCAGCGACCGAGCGCGAACGCCGCCAGGATGGTGACGCCGATGGCGGTGTAGGCCACCACCTTGGCGACGATGGTACTGCCGTCGAAATCAGCGCCGTCGGCGGCCATGGCGAAGCCGGGCACGACAACCAGAGCGGTAAGACCGGCATAGCCGGCAGTCTTGGCGCTGCCGAACACACGGTTCAGGGTGTTGATGAAATTGGGCATTGGTATTACTCCTCGATGGTTTTGGGATTGAGCAGTCCACGAACGACTGCAAGGGTCATTAGGCCGACAAAATAAGCACCACCCACCGCGCCGGCCTGTTGGACGGTGGGTAACATGTCCACCCAGCTGGCTTGATCCAGCCAGGCGGTTTGAGCGCACGTGCCGTCCTGCGCCGGCACTGCGTCGATGCAGGTCAGCACGCGCGCCATGACTTACGCCGCCGCTTTGGCGCGGTTGTGCTGCGGATCCACCAGGGTCATGCGCCGCGCCAGTTCAGGACCGAAGCGGCCCGGCACCAGATCGGACACCAGATCCCATTCCTTGACGGCACCGACCGGATAGCCGGAATTTGGGCCGTCCACTTCCACATCGATCTGCACGCGCATCAGTTCGGTTTCGAGCGTGGCTTTCTGGCTGTAAATGGCCTTAGGCAGTCCCTTCGAGGTCGTGACGTTGCGGGTATCGACGGGGCCATTGATGGTGATCTTCGGAGCGTTCATTCGGTCTGTTCTCTCTGTCGTTGATTGGTTGGCTTGCGGTTGGTTTGCTGCAAATTTCGGGCGATACTGTGGGGTCAAGCTAAGTCCCCCCCTACCCCCCCGAAGGCGGACGTGGTGGGCGCTTGTTGACCCGTTGCGCGATGCTTGCATCAGTCCGCCCGGTGATCCTCTGTGCTGCTGGTCTAGGCCGGGATCAGGCCGTCTTGCTCGGGTCGCGCGGTGTAGTCGATTGGCGGTGGAATCCATGCGCCAAAATTCTTGCTGAAATCGACCTCACCACCCTTCGTTACGTATTTCGATACATAGCCGGTGATATCTGATTGGCTACGTGGTGCCTCGATCTTGTTACGGCCAAATTCGCGATACCAAAATTCGTGCCATTGGTAACGGCTTATCAGGCGGTTTAAATCGTCGTTAGGCGCAGCTGCAACGGCGTGGAAATGGAGGCGTCCGTCGCGGTGGAACTCTTGGCCGCGCGCCCACTGCAAACCGCGGTGGGCTTTGGTGTTCCATTTGGGACCGTAGATTTCGCGATTGATGCTGCTGACGAAAAAACGGAACGCTTTGTCTGCGGCTTCGACGTGGACGCCACCGTTTCGACCTGTTTTATTGAGCCGAAATGTGAGCGTCCAAAACTGTTGCCAGGGGATGCGCTGTAGGAGTGCTGCATAGCCCTGCGCTTCGAGGTCAACAGGCCGCAGCTGGTGCAGACCGTCAGGCACGCATCCGTCGCATTGATCGTCTGCAGGTTGCCCCCGCAGTGGTAGCACGGACGGTTCGGGTAATACGCGCTCATTGGGCATCGCCCTGCCCCGATCCGACCCACCTGATGCGTGCTTCTATCAGTCGGTCGAGTCGGTCGCGTTCTTCGTTCGTCGTCGCTTGCTTGCGCTGGTGGATCAATTGCCACAGCTTCAGTGAGCTATCAGTCGTAAGGGTCATAAAAGACCTCATGCTCACGAGCGCGAATACGATCCATGTAGCGCTTGGATTCCTGCACCAGTGCAGCTGCCCGATATTCGGCATCCATGCGTGCCCAAAAACGACGCTCGCGCCAACGCAGCAAACGGGTGAACGCATAGAAAATCGTAAGAATCGAGAACGCCCCTAGCAGTGCTAGCAAGGGCTCGGCATATTCGTGATGCATCACGCAAACTCCATGGGCACACGGCGGACGCGGAAGTCGCGAATCACCAGGGCGAAAGGCCGGCCGTGTTCAACCTCGGCGGCCACATGCTCTAGCTTCTGTTCCTGCGCGTCGTAGTAGTCGGTGCACACGTCAACGACGACCCAGCGGCGACCATCGCGTTGCTGAATTTCGTATTCGTGCAACATGCGAATTTCTCCCGAAGAAAAGGGCGCGTTATGCGCCCTTCCCCTTCTTCGGCGCGGTGCCGACATCGGTTGCAGGATCAACCGTGACCAGCTTGGTCGGTTTGATGCGCTGAGCGGCAAGACAGGCTGTCAGCAGGAGGCGCGATACCTTCGATTCGCCAAGCTCGGCGAATTCCAGGGCGGTACGCTGCAGCTCGGCAATGCGCGGCTGGATAGCCTTGTACTCGTCAAGGTTCATGCAGCCACCTGCTGAGCGACCGGCACGCGTCGAATCTGGAACAGCGTAGGCATGCGCATACGGCGAGACTGAGCTGCATGCACCTGGTCACGATGAACCTGCGCAGCCTGGCGAGACGGAAACAGGCCAGCAACCACCCGGCGGCCTTTGACCAGGTAAAACAGTTCGAACTTATCCATGTGTTGATCCCCATGCGTGGGTTGGCGATATCAGGCCGACTGCTAGATCGAGCTGCGACATCGACTTCCCTTGCGCCCCTGCCCGCTTCTGGCAGTAGTCCGCGAACGGACGGCAGTGACGACTACCCCTACCCTGGACCCCAGACACCCCGGGGGGTGCCGGGGGCTGGGAGCATCCACATGTGTGGACACAAGACACTGTATAAACGTCCGTGGATGCCCTGTCAACAGGCGTGGATATGACAACGCAAGAAAAATTGATCGAGGCCATGAAAATGGCGTTCCCGAACGAGTCGCAAGCAGGACTTGCGAGGAAAGCGGGACTCGGAGTGCAGCGCTATAACAACTACGTCGTAGGCGTCAGAAAAATGGACGTTGACGCAGTGATCGGATGCGCGCAGGCACTGGGATGGGACGTTCGAGCGACAGTCGCCGACCATCTGCTAGAAGTAGCGGAATCACCACGCGAAAAAGCGCTATGGAAACGAGTGGCAGCGACAGCCGCCGTTTTTTTATGCGTAATTGGGATGGCTGAAAATGCTGTGCCAGCGAAGGCTTCGGAAAGCGAGTCGTCTGGTATGTATATTATGTAAAAATCGGAGCCGATTGGGTGAGGCAAGGACACGTCCTGGCTTCTGCCGCGTGTTGGCACGCTGCGGCAAGTCGTTGCCACGACCAAACAAGCATCAACTCCATCCGGGTCACAGATCGTTGGTTCGCCCATCCGTATAGCGATGGGTGCGGCAGCGGCATGCTGTGGCTTGAAAACAATCGAGTCTCTCGCCTCCTTGTACATACAGGTGCAGGCGCAAAACCGCGGGCAAGGCCGTGTGCAAAAAGCCGAGCGGGCAAGGGAATTGGGGACAACCGAAGCTTGCCTGGATGCGGCGGTCGATATGGTGACCATGTCCGAGGACGATGGTCCTGGCGCTCACCTGAGCGTGGGCGAGCAGACGGCCCTGGCCAAGGATCTGCTGAATGTCATCACCGCGGAACGTTCGCGCTTGCCTCAGGAACTCTGGAACGCGGCCAGCAATGTTGGCGACGATGCGCACAAGCTTGTCAACCGGCTGCTGCTGGCAGCGAGAGATCGCGCAGCGCAAGAGGCGTCTACGTCGTCGGCAGGCTGAGCGCGCGTGCCATAGAGCGGCCTCGCGCACCCAACTCTTTGAGCCGCTTTCGCGCCGTACCCTCCCCCCCCCTCTCCCGTCGAGAGAGGGGCTAAGCGCGATGGATCAGCCCGACAGGCTCCGCCAGTGCTCCACCACCAGCTGCACCGCGTCGCCGCCGCGATAGTCGTCGGCGACCAGGCGGTAGGCGATGTGCACGCGGCGGCCGGGTTCGTCGCCGCGCCAACCGTTGAAATGGATCGCGTTCAACGGCTCGCCACGGCCGGCGCAGCGCAGGCTCAGCTTGAGGTGGCGTTCCTTCAACAGGCGCCACTGCAGCACCTCGAACTCGCCGTCGAACAACGGCTCGGGGAAGCCCTGCCCCCATGGCCCGGCCAGGCGCAGCGCCTCGGCATGGCGATGGTCCAGTTCGTGCGGATCCAGCGCGCCGTCGCTGAGCAGTTCGGCCTGCAGCAGCGCCGCGTCCAGGCTGGCCAGCGCATGCGCGCGGAACAGCTGTTCGAACTCGGCCAATGCGGCGTGCGGCAGGCTCAGTCCCGCGGCCATCGCATGGCCGCCGAACTTGTCCATCAACCCCGGCCGGCGTGCATCCACCGCGGCCATCGCATCGCGGATATGGAAGCCGGGAATCGAGCGCGCCGAACCGCGCAACTGGTCGCTGCCCGGCTCGGCCGGGGCGAAGGCGATCACCGGGCGGTGCAGGCGGTCCTTCATCTTCGAGGCGACCAGGCCGATCACGCCCGGATGCCAGTCGGCATCGAACAGGCACACTGCCACCGGCGGCGCGTCCGGCGCGGCCAGCAGCGCCTGCGCCACGGTGGCCTCGGCTTCGTCGGTCATCTGCTGCTGCACCGCGCGGCGCTCGCCGTTGATCTGTTCCAGCGTGGCGGCGATCGCGCGCGCCTGCTGCGGGTCTTCGCACAGCAGCAGCTCGATGCCCAGCGCCATGTCCTCGAGGCGGCCGGCGGCGTTGAGCCGCGGCGCCAGCGCGAAACCGATGTCGCTGGCGCTGAGCCGCGCCGGATCGCGGCCGCTGGCTTCGATCAAGGCGCGCAGGCCGATGCAGCCGTCGCCGCGCTGCAGGCGGCGCAGTCCTGCAGAGACCAGTGCGCGGTTGTTGGTGTCCAGCGGCACCAGGTCGGCGACGGTGCCGACCGCAACCAGATCCAGCAGCACGGTCAGATCCGGCGCCAGGGTGGCGAACGTACCGCGCTCGCGCAGATGCCGGCGCAGCGCCAGCAGCACGTAGAAGATCACCCCGACGCCGGCCAGCATTTTGCTGGGAAACGCGTCGCCGGCCAGATTCGGATCGACGATCGCGTCGGCCGGCGGCAACACGCTGCCCGGCAGATGGTG